CGAGCTTTGGATAGGCCCTATACCGAGGGGCATGAATGTCCTGCATCGATGTGACAACAGGGCATGCTGCAATCCTGATCACTTATTTATCGGGACTCAGGCCGAAAACATGGCTGACATGCACGCAAAGGGACGAGGGCCGAAAGGGTATAGACGAAACCCCGAAGCATGTGCAAGCAACGCAAGGAAAGCAAATGCAAGCCAACAATGCTGACGATGAGTCGATTTTAAGGGACGCCCTGCGGTATCGGTTTTTGCGCGATGGTGCAGAAATCACCGAGGGGTTGCATGTTCCCTGTCACGTGACATTCCCGGAGTTGCCGGCTGAATCATCGGTACGCGCACGCGTAGGCGCAGAGTTCGACGCCGCCGTTGATTCAGCTGTCGATTTCGCTATCGCCTCTCTTACCAAGACAGCAGATGGAGAGAAGACGTGAGCAACGCAATCGAAAAAGCCATCGCCATACTTGAAGCGGGCCGGTGCGATGCACTTAAGGCGCTGGACGCCCTGTCTGTAAATCGGCTTGAGGCGGCAGTCAAAGAGTTGCGCGCCCTGTCTAGACGGCACTGGAACCCGGTCTATAACACTGACCCTGTGCAGCGCGCATGCGCCGAATTGCCTGAGGGCTGGAATATCGAAATAGGCTTGGAACGCGGCGCCGGCTGGGTCGACTTGCGCGGTCCAGATGGCGAAAAGATCGATCTCGAAAACGACGTGGACTGCTTCGATTGGTCGATCCATGCCGCAATTGACGCTGCGGTCGCCACTAATCAGCGCGGGGGAGATTGAGAATATGGATCAGCGAGAAAGGTTTGAGGCAAATTACGTGATCGACCTGAACAAGGCTACCGGGAAAGACTATACCGCCGAGCAGATGAAGGATTTGCGCGACGGTGACGGATACGGCGAAGATCGTCACTACCTGAACGGCCGCTGGGATGGCTGGCAAGCCGCAGAAGCTGCCGCGCTGGAACGGGCGGCGCATGTGTGCGCATCCTACTCGGTCGACAAATGGAACCTGTACAAGGGCCGCGCGCCGTACAACGGCTCCGAGAGTGGCCGCGCCAATCCGTATGTCGAAGGACAGTCGGACGGCGCCGAAGAGTGCGCCGCCGACATCCGCAAGTTGGCCGCTCCAGTTGAGCGCGGGGGAGAGTAGCGATGAACGCCATCTACATCCTGATCGTGATCGTGAGCCTGGACGGCAGCCCAGCCATGCACGACATGCCGTCGAAAGACGTATGCGAAAAGGCTGCCGCCAAGGTGAATGCGGTCAAGCTGAACGGCTTCGGTGCGCATCCGACTGCGCTTTGCGTTCCGGCTTCTGCGGGAGAGTAGAGATGAAGACACTCGCGATCGGCTTTACGGTTTGCATTCTGCTCGCAGCGCTTCTGAGTCGGTGCGATGGCGTCGACTCCGACAGTGTCGCGCTCGGCTTCGTCGCTGGGCAGTTGGGCGCCGCAGCCGCGCGCCGTTGAGGGAGAGTAGCGACTATGAACGAACGCCTAATGACCGCCGAAGACCTGACGCGGGTGACCGGAAAGAAGCGCTACGGCAAGCAGGTAGAATGGTTCCGTGAGCAATTCGGCATCAACGTGGTTCGTTGCGGCGACGGCAGTCCTGTCGTCACCTGGGCAACGTTTGAAGCCTTGCAGGCAAAGAAAGCCGGGCTCGTAAGCGCCCCGATAAAAGAACAACGCAAACCACTCATTCCGCTTCGATCCGTCAAATGAATCCGCGCCGAAGAACCGTTACTGACCCGGTATTGCCGGGCCGCGTCTATCCCAAAAGCGGTAGCTGGTACTGGTTTCCCAAGGGTGGCAGTTGGATCAAGCTGTGCCGCATCGACGAAGGCGAAGCGAAGATGCTCGAGCGGCTTGCCGCCGAGAAGCGCAAGCACGCTTCCATGACTGGCACCGGAAATGTACCACCGCTGGTGACCGAGTACGTGAAGCAAAAGCAGGCTGAGCATCGCGAGCGTGGCTGGCATTTGTTTGGCAACTACGTGAAGAAATGCTTCGCGAACATCGATATCGAGGAGGTAGATACCGCCTACGTGGCCGACTTCCTGCGCTCCAACTACAGCGACAAGCTGCACATGCAGCGGCGCATGCGGTCGTTCCTGACCGGTTTCTTCCAGTGGTGCCGCGAGAACCGGCACTACACGGGCGAGAATCCGTGCAATGGCATCCGCCTGAAGCAGCCGAAGCCACGGGACGTGTACATCATCGACGAGCATTTCGCCATGATCCGCGAGGATTTGGCCCAGTCCTCGCCGATGATCCTGTGCTTGGTCGACCTCTGCTATCTGACGGTGCAGCGCTCAACCGAGATCCGCTCCCTGCGCTGGAAGAAGGAAGACGAGAACAGCAGCTGGGTTGACCGCGAGAACGGTGTCATCCACTTCCGGCCATCCAAGACACGTGACTCAAGCGGCATTGCTGTGGACTGGCCCATCACGCCCGAGATAGACGCGGTGCTGACGATGGCAAAGAGCATCGGCAAGGTCAAGGGTCCGCTGGTGATCCACACGAAATCCGGCGGCTTCTGGCGTGACACGATAGCGCTGCGCGTGTGGCGCGAGGCGTGCAACCGGCTGGAACTGCAGCAGTATGCCTACACCATCAAGGATATCCGAGCGAAGGCTCTGACCGATGCACGCCGGGCCGGCTACGAAACCGACGCACTGATGGTCGCTGCGGCACATGCAAACAAGGCGACAACCGAGATTTATTTCAAGGATCGCACCGTGCCGCTGAGCAATGTTAGACTCGCGCTCCCGAAGTCTGCCTGACGCAGAATATTAGAAACGTTCTTCGCCATATTAGAAAGCCCATGCTGGGCGGTCGATGCAGCCAGATTATGCTGTTCGAAAAGCAGGACTGGAAAACCAGTCTCTAGACCGTCCGGTAAGGCGAAGGCCACTTCTGCTTCTAATACATTGCTCAAAGAATGTGCAAGCACTGGTGCGGCTTTGCGGGGAGTCTCGGGAAAATATTAGAAGCCCGTGAGGCTGCGCATTCTGGGTGCGCGCGACCGGGTGCGATGACGATCTACTCAAATTGACAGGTAGAAAAACACCAATCTCCTGATGTATCATCCGGGCGCTAACACGAAAGGAATAAACGTGAAAAATAACTTGCTAGATGCGGCCTACATAATCGGAATGTTCACGCTCGTGATCTGGATGATCGATGAAATGGGGCGTTTCGCGGCGTTCTAGGCATGCTGTATTATTGCGGGCCTGAAAATAATCAATCATTCAAGCCATGCAATCGAAGCGCGGACCACTTGCCCTCACCTTTGCTGTTCTGATCCTGCTGCTCGTCTACAAAGGCCGCTTCTACCAGTGCGGAAGCTTTGATTTCGTCCAGCATCTACTACTCGTCGACGAGATCATGCGACACGGGTACATCCGGCCGTCGCCGCTTCCCATTGGCGTCATGGCCTCATATCCGCCGCTCTCACACTGGATGGCTGCGGCGGTCGGGTGGATCGGTGGATCAGGTGTCGTCGGCATCGTACTCGTAACGATTGCCGCCACGTTTGCCTGCTACCTACTGATCACGACTGCGCTTTCGTCGACTGCGGCTATCGTCCTGTTCGTCGCGGCCTTCTATTTTCTGATTCCCTCCCAGTCCCTGATCGGTTGGGAAATCGAGTCAAACTACTTCTACCCGCAACTGGTCTCGACCGTGGTATTTCTGGCTGCGATCATCGTCGCACCAAAGATGCCCCCGGTGCGCCGCTCGATCGCGCTCGTCGCCGCCGGCATCGTGACCATGTGGATACAGCCTGTCGGCGCGATCCATATCTTCGCGCTGGCCTGCATGATGTGCGCGGTTGAGGTTATCTCGGCCCGCGCGGATCGGCGCGCTTTCCTGCATGCCTGCGGGTTGCTACTGCTCACTGCATGCGCTTCTGCCGCTGGCGTGCTGCTGCACCCATCCTTCGAGGTCATGGTGATGATCGCCGCGAACAACGGTGATCTATGGCTCGGCTACAAACACATCATGCTGGTTGCTGTCATCTGCGGAGCCATCGGCGCCGCGAACCTGATCCGGAATCGGTCGCGCATCGACATGGCGCTAGGCTGTGCGGCCATGGCAAGCCTGGGCGTGATGCTGCTTCAGTTCGCAGCTCTGAAGCTGCATGGCGACGGATCAGTCTACGCAGTCAAGAAGCACGTGTTCATCGTGTTCACGCTCGGCGTAATGAACGGTGTCCGGATCGTCGCGTCATTCTTCGGCGAGCGTGCGCAAGCGCTGCGTCCCTGGTTGTCACCCATTGCAGCCGGCATCATGACGCTGTTTGCCATGCACAATTTCGATAAACCGGTAATGCCGTTGCTTCACGCGATCGAGTTTGCGGATGGTGCGGTGACCAGTGCACTCCCCGGCTTCGCGCCTGGAAACACGGTCGACGATGATGCCAACAAACCTTTGATGGAGCGTTTCATTGTTACGCTCATCTCATTTCAGCATGGGTTTGATGGCGAGGCTGTCAGCTGGCTAAAACTGGAAAACCCGATCAGCAAGGGCGCGACCTACATAATGAGAAGCCGCGGATCAGTGCCGGCATGCGCCGACGCCGAAGTCCGCGGCGATCAGTTCGAAATCGTCAGGGCTTCCTGCGTAGCTCAACGCTGACGGCACGCCGTGATCGTGCCGGCGCCTGTGTTCGTGCCCGACGAGGATAACCCGGCCGCAATCAGAAACGCGGTCGTCGAGGAAGATACGTTGATGCGTACGACTGGTGTTGGCTGAACCGCTACGGTTATATTCCCGGCGATTGCGATCTGCGAATAAGTGCCCAACGCACCCAGAGTCGCTGATGTCGTGCTGATGCCGACAAGTGCGTTCGACATCGTGCTGTTGCTGCTGCTGACCTGGGCAAATCCGGTCACGCGCCAGTCGCCTGCGGTCAGCGCGATGGACGTGATATTGGTCGTGGTACCTGCAATCGGAAGGGAAACACTCGAGCCGGAACCGGTGATGCATTCACCGACTGTACCAGCCGTCGCATTGGATGCATTCGTGACACCGGGAAGTGAAACGGGCGTCGTAAGGCCACTCAAACCAGTGATGTTCGAGTTTGCGCCAGAGGTAGCGATTGCGGAGTTACATCCGAACCCTGTCCCGTTCGTCCATTGGAGAGCCTGTGCAGCGCCGTTGCAGCCGGTCACGGCAACAGCAGTCGGGATTGCGCTCGCGTTCGTTGCGTTGGCAATCACCGAGTTGGCAGCGATTGCCGCCAAACCGCCTACGGGCACACGGCCCCAAGTCGGCGGTGTCGTCGGGCCGGTAGATACAGGCGCCATTCCAGCCGCAGAGCCCGCGGGATTGAACAGCGACACGGGAACAGTCGTCGCGCCGAATGCGAAGGTGGAAAGCGCAAGGAGCGCGCATGCAATGAGTCGTTTCATGTTATTTCCCGTCAGGAATCACGGCGTCATCGCCGATGGTTGAAGTGAGAGCGGTATCGCAGTGGCCGGGATTGATCCAGCCGAGAAACTTGCACAGCACGCATCCCCACGTGCGGCCGGCATTGCGGGCCTTCGCTGCGCGCTCGCTGATGGTCTCGTTCGGTGAGCCTCCGGCAAGCGTGTTGCCGGCCTGATCGAGCAGGATCAGCCAGTTCATCAGGTAACGACCGATCTTGCTCATTTGCTGACTCCCTTCACACGCTCGAATGAATGGAGACCACCAAGCCCCAGCATGCCGAGTAGCACCGGCATCATTTCGGAGAGGTCGGCCGGGCTCATGTTGACCGGATGCCCTGCGATCGACAGCGCGAACTTTGCCGCGGGCAGGCCGATCCAGTTCCACGCGCAGCCGGCGCCGCACACCCAGCCAATGAACGGGCGCCAGCCCGCGACGAAGCTGCTTTCGTTGCCCGCTTCTGCCTTGTTGATGTCGAGCTGGCCGGTGATCTGCGCGAGCTCGCCGGTTTGCTGGAGCTGGAGCAATTGAAGCTTTGCCTGAGCTGCCTGCGCCGGGTCAGGCCAGATACGGTCGATGACACTGCCTACGACATTGGATACTGCGGTGATCGGATCGAGTGCGGCCATGTCATTCCCCTGTGCGCATCATCTGCGCGAGTCGTTGAGCGCGCGCGCCGACTTGCGACGCCCATGCTGAATTGAGCATCTCCGCCGCGGCGTCTGCGTACGCGCCCTGCCGCATCGAGACGAGCGTGTTTTTGAATCCTGCGAGCTTGCTCATGCCGAGGTTGAAGCACATGTTGCAGATCACGCGCTGACGCACATCGTTCAGATCAGTCCACCACGGGAGATCCCGATTCAGGTCGCTGAAGACGTTCAATAGATCGCGCTCGAGCAACGTGTTGACCTGATCGTCGGAGAGCGGATATGACCAGCCATTGGGGAGCGAACACGCTTGCAGGTTGTGCCCTACACCGACTGTCGGGATGCCCTTCGTATCGGCATACGGCGTGTACCGTACGCCCTCATCACGCCGCAGCTCTTCGACAAGCCGCGCTATGTTGTCCGGGTTCATTCGATCACCTTCTTGCCGTTGTTGCGGATCAGGTAAAAGGACTGCAGGCCGATATAGAACAGCGTTGCTACCGACACGAGCGCCGCGAGGTACCAGTTCAGGTCATGCCCCGCGAACCAGTTCCACCATTGCCACCCTGTAACCCCAACAGGGGGAGCAACCTGTACCGCGCTCTTTGCGATTTCGTTTTTCATTTAGTTGCCCCACGACGCGATATACGAAAGCGCTACTGCGGAATTGGCGACTGGACTCCCGCTTAGGTTCAGCACCTTCAAATTGATGAGGCCAGCGCCGTATGAAACAACTGGGCAGAATTGAGGGAGCCCCGAACCGTTGTCGGTGACGATAGCGTTCGTTGGCGGGAGGCCAGTAGTCTGCGTAATGATCGAAATCTGACCCGATGCATCCGTTGTCCCGATGAAAACACCACCTTCCTTGGGAAGGAAAAACGTTCCCGCACCTCCATACATGGCGCCGCCGTTGTTCGAATCGATTTCTGGTCTCGAATCCATGAACAGCGAACTGCCGGTGCCAACGAAAATTGCTGTGTTTCCGCCGATCGTGTTCGTGAAACCGGATCGATATCCGGAGACGTGCAGGAAATTACTGGCACCCGAAACGTTAAGCCCACTGGTTCGGAAGTTCGTGATGTCAAGGTTCGAGAATGTCAGGTTGCAGCCTGTTCCCTGAACCAATACCCCGCTGATATTCGAGGTGCCATCTCCTTTCCCCTGCATCGTCGTATTGACGAACTGCGCAGTCGCTCCCGGATTGCCGATTCCAACGGTGTTGTCGATGAGAATTCCAATGCTTCCGTTATCGAAATCAAGGTTTGTGCAGTGCAGTTTGTTAACGGAGCCAATCGCATTTGACGTGATGAAAAGACCGGTCGAGCAGAAGATCGAGAACAGATTTAACAGGTTCGCGCCATCGCAACGGGCAAACTGATAAGCATTGCATGTGTTAGAAGTGAAATCTGTCACCCCACTCGCTAGCGACCACATCGGCCAGAAGTGACAGTTCTCGATAATGTTGGTGTCGAGCGATGTCTCGATGAAAAGCCCCGTTTTCATCGGCTGGCCTTTCAGGCCCCGCACGTTGAAGCGGCCGCCGTTGCCGTTATCTCCGGTTTGGATGACGCCTTGAAACGGATTCAGAATAACGACATCATCGAGGCCGCAGTCGGTCGAGTTGTGAAAGAAAAAATCCCAGTCGCTAACTGTGGGTGACCACGCGGACGCTCCGTTCGGCGTGGGATGATCACGGACTGTCCCGACTCCGCTGAACGTGACGCCGTTGATCCCGATGGAGTCGCCGCTATCGACTACGAACCCCTTACCCGTGTGTGCGAGATGGAACCACGAACCGGGGCCGCGCGTGCTCGCAACAGTCGTGCTGTTTGCGATAGTTGGAACACATCCGTCGCCATAGACCGCGACCGGAAGGTTGATGTTGATCGGCGCGGTGAGTTTGTATGCGACCTTTGCCGTTGGGAAATAGACAGCACGTTTCCCCGATGTCATCGCATAGTTGATGGCGTTCTGTACTGCAACAGTGTCATCGGCCACGTCGTCACCAACTGCACCAAAGTCAGTTACGCAGATGATGTCCTGCAGTTTCGACAGTACCGTCCGGCGCACCGCACCAGCGCCGTTCTGGAGGAACGACAGTTTGGATGCGTTGATTGCTGCAGTTGTCGCGACTGTGGCGTCCGTCACGCTCCCTGTTGGGGGGATCCCGATTGCAACCGTCGTACCGATCTTCACCTCTACCTGTTGGATTCCGTTAGGCACCGGCGATGCAAATACCAGCGCGGTTCCAGTCAGCGACGCAATCTGATCGTCCATTTGGAAGCCAGCATCGAAGAACGGCCAGATGTTGTTGATCGAACCGGGAGCAACGGGGAGATTGAATGTCGTCGTAGTGCCCGGAACAAAGGTACCAGGCGTGCTGCCGACCGGATCAGTGTAGGAGGCACCCGCGATCCAGCGAGCGTTCGTCATGTCCCCGGTGAGCCCCGCGTTTGGATCTTCGGTAATCTGATCCCAGATCGTCACACCCGAAGCGTCTTTCACGATCTGCCGATAGACTCCCGAGCCCCAGATGAGCGCCTGCCCGCGGCTATCGAGCAGCACCGGATTCGTGTTGGTGATCGTGCCGGCCGCATCCTGAAAGGTCGGCTTCGGGTTTAGCGTGCCCGGGAAGTAGAAGCCGACGGTGCCGCTGGCAAGCGGGAGGCCGTTCTGGTCTATGAACTGCGCCTTCGCATTTGGAATTAGCTGCTGCATGTGGTCAGCCTCAAAGCAAAAAGGCCACCTCTGCGGGTGGCCTATAATGAAAAAGCCCTCACAGGGAGGGCCAAGGAAACTACATGTTTGAAGTGCTAGACAAACTCGGCAACGTCATAGCCGTTTTCGGAACCCGAAAGCGCGGTGCAGCGTTCGTGATCGATGAGGCAAAACTGAAAACTGCGCCGGTCTACCAGCGCAAGCACAGATCGCACTGGCTGATCCGGTTTGTCTTTCCCCTACTTGTCCCAGTCGACGCGTGGATTGCTGAACGATTCCGATAGCTTGTTCGCCGCGCGACGGTTGACGAACTCAGTAGCCTTGCGCGTGAGCGCCGCGCCCGCCGGGCCAGCTACAGCCGCGCCGAGCGGCCCGAACAGCGCAGAGGCAGCGCCGGTCGTTGCAGCAGTCGGCGCCCATATCACGGCTTTCTGGAGCAGGTTGTGCCCCTGCACCGCGGCGCCAGGGTATGCGGTCGGCTTCTGCAGCACGTGCCCGGCATCGTTGAGCGTGCGAAAGCGGCTCATTTCTGCATCATCAAACAGCAGGCCCATGCGCGTGCGCTGGTCGTTTAGCTGCTTCGTCACCTTGGCAGCGTTCCACTCCGCACCCTGGCCGGCCTTGTTCACGGAATCAGCGAATACGCCCTTCATCTCCGCAAGCGCCTGCTGAGCAGCCGGCTGGAGCGGCTCCGGGACACCCTTCAGCGTCTCGACGATATGCCGCAGTTGGCCTACTGGCATAGAAGTGATCTTCTGGCCGACCTTCTCGTCCGGCACCATCTGATTGATCCCGTTCGGGCCTTCCTCGTTTAGCAGCGACGCAATGCCTTTCGGGTTGTCCAGCACGTTCTTGCGCTCGGCATGCAGCGCGCGAGCTTGTGCATAAATATCGTCGCCTGCCGACTTTGCGACGTCGGTATCGAGCATCTCCTTGATCTTGCCGATGAGTCCGGAGTTCTGCGGCGACCACTGACCGTTGATGTACTGGCGCACACCTTCGGCCTGCGTCGCCGTCATCGGGTTGAACGTTCCATCGGCATTGCGGATGCCCTGCTCTTTCAGATAGGCATTGATGCCGCGACCAAGAGCACCGTTTTCCGACTTGCCGGCGAAGTTCGACCGGGTGTCCATCATCGTCTTGAACGCATCCGCATCGATACCGGCGACGCCGGCCGCGCGCTGGTCGGCCGCCTGGTAGATGCTCTTCACCGCGTTGTCGTAGTAATCGTTCAAGCCCTGCAATGGCTGACGGATGATCTGGCCAACCTCTTCAGGCGACGCACCGACCGCGCCCGTGTCCTGCGCAATCTGCTGAGAGTATCCATGGAGCGCAGTCCGCTCCTTGTCGAACTGAGCGCGCAGCACTTCGCCTTGGGGCGTGTCCGATTTCGATAGCTGGTACTCGTTGCCGGCCTCGAATTTGTCGCCGGAGATCGCGCTCGGACGCGTTTGATCAAGACCGACCTCGCGCATCAGGTCGAGGTTCTTCTGCTGCTGATCAGGCGCGAGCTGCGATTTGACGGTGGTCGGCGTCGAGTCATCGAAGCGCGGCACTTCGACAGGTGCCGGCGGAGGCGCAACCGGCACCGCAGTGCTCGCATCATTCGCTGCCGCGCCGCCACCAACAACCTGCGTCTGAGGCGCTTGCGGAAGGTCGGGCCGGCCGCCAGATGCATCATTGACCGCTGCCCGGTTAATGCCGACAGCATCGTTCGCCACCGGCGCGCGTGCAATATCAGCGGCCGGCATAGGAGCGACCTTCGGCTGATCGGGTTTGAGAATCGCCGACAGGTCATTGGCGGCAGGCGATACCGGCAACTGAGCGATGCCCGATTGAGGCAGCCCCTGTGGCACCGGGCCAACGCCGCGATTCGCAAGTTCAACGCTGCCCGGCGTGGGTGCGGGAACGTCAGGTTTGCCGATGGCCTTGATGAGCCCATTGGCGCGGCCCGCGAGTTCGGGCGCGATGATCTGTGCGGTGGCGCCCGGAGCCACATCATTGATCGTCGCCATCAGCGGCGACTGGCCTTGCACGAAGTTCTGCTGGTAGGCGTTCGTCAGCGTCTTGACAGGGGCGCTGTTCGTGATCGCGTCCAATGCGTTGCTCGCCACGCGGCCGACAGACGCGTTGACCTGCTGGCCACTGGCCGTCTGCGGGTGATACGTCAGCGCGTTCTGGACGCTCTGGCCGATCTGCTGCGCGCGGTCGAACGAAACACCGGGCAATGCAGCGGCGCCGACTCGCGCAATCGTGCCGATTGGCGCAGCGATAGCTCCTGTGGCGAGCGTGGCGATAGGTTCGAGCGCAGCGAGAGGATCGATCGTTGATCCGAATTCGTTGGCAAGCTGCACGCGGGCCGCGTCCGCCGGTGCCGGGCTCGCCGGTTGTGCTGCCTTCGCTGGCTGTGCCGGCTGCGTCCCCGTCTTCGGCGCATCCTTTGCCGACAAAACACTATTCGCCATCGCGAGCAGCGGGTCTTCAGCGGCCTGCGCGGGTTGCGCCGATACCGCAGGAGCGGCGGGCGTCGTCGAAGCAGCTGTAGAGCCTGCCATGACGCCATGCGCCATATCCAGCAATGGATCGCCGGTCGACGCAGCCGGTGCTGCCGTGGGCGCCGACTGCGGTTTTGCTTGCGGCATGATCTGTTGTCCTGTGGCCGAGATAACGGGCGCGCCCATCTGCTGCGGGCTGAGTTCGGCGGCGTTCGCGCTGCCCGAGAGAACTGACGCAATCGCGTCCCCGAACTTCCTCACCATTCCGACCGCGCTCGACAGCTTGTTGGCATAGCCGGAGTCTTCGGCATAGCCACCCTTGGCAAGTGCATTGCCGTACGCAGAGGCATCAGAGCCAGCGCCGACCGCGCCCTGATACCGGCGCGCGATCAGGCTCGCAAAGTCGTTGCCGAAGTCTTGCGGAGACGCATATGCGCGGTACTGGTCATTCGATCCCGTCTGGTTGTCCGTCGCGGCCACGCCCGGCCCCTTGATGTTGCCGAGGTTGTTCGTGCCCGGCACGACCGACTTGCCCCAGCCAGTCTCGAGCCCCCACTGCCCGAGCAGGACGTCAGGCGCGACGCCGATCTGCTGGCCGACGCTTGCCGCGACCGGCGCGTACTGGGCGATGAACCCCTGAACGTTCGGCATCAGAATGCCCCGAGCGCCTTCATGGCCTGATAGTCCTTCGTCCACTGCTGAAGCTTGCCTTCAGCCTTCAGTTTCTGCATGGCGGCCTGTTGCGCGGCCGGATCGCCGAGCGAACGGACATATGACACGTCGGGGTTAAACGACTGGTTCCATTTGTTCTCGAACTGCGGCAGTGCACTCGTGTTATTGCCGTTCTGCGCGAGGAAGTTCGTTGTCGCATTTGCGCGGTCGAGCACAGCCTGCTGCAAGCCCTTCACGTGCTGGATCGATTCGAGCAGCGCCGGCGCGTTCATGTTCGCCGGATCGGGCTGCCCAGCCTTTGCCGCGGCAAGCCGTGAATCGCTGCCCGACAGGCCGAGCGACGAAGCGGCCTGGTCGGCAGCACTGTTCAGGTAGTTGGTGAGCAGCTGATTGTTCTTGACCGCATCCGAGCCAGCCTGAATACCGAACGTGTTGAGCAGCGCGGGAACGTTGAGCGCCGCGCCTGCGCCCTTGCCCGCGATCGTGCTTTTCAGGTTGTCGGCCGCAAGGTCATAGGTCTGCATGAGCGGTTTTGCTTGGCTCGCGGCCTGCTGAAGGTTGCTGTAACGCGTGCCGGCCGCATCCGCGACGCCCTGTGCACCGACCGGCGGAGCAGCAGAGAACCCGCCGCCCGGAAGCTGGCCGGGAATCGATGGCGCAGTAGGCTGGCCGGTGGCAGGTTGTGCGCTCTGAGCGCCGGCAAACTGGCCCTTCGTTATCATCGTCGGCTGACCGTTCGCGTTGACCGTGACCGGACTCGCCGCGTCGGATGGCGACAGGCCGTTCTGCACCGTGTAGCCGACCGTGCCGACGCCGCCGCCGGCCGCCATCGGGTTCTGATTGACCGCGACCGTGGCCGGCCCCGTGTTGATCTGGGCGTATTGCGGCAGCATCGCGTGCAATTGCGTCTCGCCGCTCAGCGCCGACATATAGTGCTGCGACACCCACTGGCGAAGCTGCTGCGGATCCTGAGGCATCGATTGCAGTTCAGCCTGGTACACCTGCGGCGTGATCGCGCCAGCCTGCAATTGCGTCGTGGCAAATGACTGCACATCTTGCGGCGACAGGTCGGGCTTTGTCAGCAGGCTCCCGAGCCCTTGACGAAGACCACTTTGCGCCTTGATCGACTGGTCGAGTTGGCCGGTCTGCAACGTCTGTTGCTGCTGCTTCTGCGTATTAATGCCTTGAATCACCTGAGGCAGGTTATATGCGGCAGCCGGATCCTGGCTGAGAATGCCTACCAGCTTGTTGTTATCGACCTGGCCGGTTGTCGGGTCGGTCGCTTGCTGATAAGCGGCAGACGTCGCGCGGTTTGCGTCGAGCTGCTGTTGCTGCGCGAGGCCGCTCGCATTGAGGGCGCGGAACTGAGCAATAGACAGGGCCTGCTGCAATGGATTGAAGGGCTTCGGGGCGTTCGCATTGAGAGCGATTGACGGGTCGATGGGCATTTACTTTCCCCTATTACACTGCAAAGCCATTGGTGCCTTGGCCGGTAGAGTTTGCAAATGGGTCAACTACCCCACCGCCACCGCCTGCCGCATTGTTAGTTAGCAAGCCGGCGGTCAAAGCATTGCTGCCGATGCCATTCAAGCCATTGCTGATTGCGTTTGCCGAGCCGATTGTTCCAGCTGCTGAAGCATTCGCGCCGCTCGTCAAGGTATTCGCAATATTCCCCGCGGTCTGCGCGCCAAGCGCGCCAAGCCCAGAAGCCGCATTCTGTCCGCTTCCAACGATGCCGGCGAGGCGATTCACGTTGCTCGACGCATTGCCGTAATTCGTATTGAAGGTGGACAGCGCGCGATTGAATACGTCGTTGTAGGTCGAATCGGCAAGTCCCGTCGCATACGATGATGCGCCTTTGAGCGCGGCACCGGAGCTACCCAGACCGCGCGCGGCCGCGCTGTTCTGAACCGATTTCAAGCCCTGATTGAGCGTGAACTGATAGCCGGGCGTGGCCTGCGCCTGCGCTTCGGTTGGCGCACCGAACTGCTGATTGAAAATCGGGTTGTTCAAAGCGCTCTGCAGCGCGTTGATGTTGTTCGAACCCAACTGCATGAAGGGCGCCAGATTGGCCTGCGTCTGGTTGAACTGGTCATTCTGCAGATGCGCTGCGTCTTCGGCGGCCTGCGCCTGCGTGTTGGCAGCACTCTTCGACGCGCTCGAACTGATGGTGCTCGATGCCACCCCACCGACGATTGCTGCGCCTGCTACTGCTGCTGCGACCATGATTTAATCCTCCCCGAGCCAACGTTCATACGTGGTCTCGACGGGCGAAAAGCCGAGAAATTTGAATAGCGCCGAGGCATCGTGAGCAACCTTGCTGCCGACAGCCCATCGACGTACACCGCGGCGTTTCAGTTCTTTCTCAACGAACCGAAACATGCGAATGCCCGTCATGCCGGTGCGGCGGTCAGGTTTCACGAAGAAAATGTCAGGTGAACAGGTGAGACACGACCGGTAATGCAGGCCTGGTGCGATGAAACATACGAAGTAGGCGACGATTTCGCCCTGCTCGCGACCGATCACCATCATGAGCGAGCCATCTGCCTCGCGAGCGCGGTACGCCTCGACGACAGGATCTAGCGGCACACCGTGATCCTTGTGGGTCGAGATTTCGCCGTAATGCGCGCACAGAAGTGGAAGCAGTTCGTCATATACGGACGAGAACGGCTCAATCGTGAAAGTGATCATCGCGAAGTCCTGATATCGACGACCATCGACACGCGCTCGTCTGCGCTGTTGTTGATGACCTCATGAACCTGGCTGTTGTCGAACCAGAAGCATTCGCCGGTCAGCATGTTGATCTGCTCATCCCCGGCCTTCAGAATGGCGCCGGGCAGGCCATGCAGCACGATGTGAAAGCGCGTGTAGTAGCGCGTCTGCTCGGGTGTGTCGGAATGCGCAAAGATACGGCCGCCGGACACCACCTTGTTGATCAACACGCGCCCAAGACGCTCGCCGCCGACGCGCGCCATCAGGTTCATAACGAGTGGACGCGCCTCGTGCAGCACCCTGTACGCCGGATAGTCGATTGCCTCGTATTGGTCATACCCGGCAAGCTGGTTTGCCTTGTAGGCCTCGATCTGAGCCTCGGTCAGGCCTTCGACCTTCTCCGGGAAACGGAGCATGATCGTTTCCGTCTCACCAAACGGGCCTTGCGGGTAGTGGCGCAGGAACGTGTCCTCTTTCCAAAGATCAGGCCGGCGTCGGATTGCCAGCATCAGCGGATTGACATCGACGCCGTTGGCGAGGAAATGGAAATTCTTCATTTAGCTCCCGCTCGTCTCGTACGCGCCGCCAGCGATAGTCACTGCGGCACCGGTCGCCGCGAGAGCCTGAAGCGTCATGCCCTGCGACAGTTGCAGGCCAATTGCCTGAGGCGGCACATACGTCTGCCCGGCGGCCAGCGAGAAAGCAGACAGGATCGCGTTTGCTGCACCAGCGGTGCCGCCGCTCGGTACGCGGTACAGCGTGACCGCCACGGGGCTCGCAGACGTGTTGGTCAGCGACAGATTGTTGATGGTCGACGTCGTTCCGTTGGGCGCCGTGTAATAGGTCGCCGCACCGGTGGTGAGTTGAGCCGATGGAATGACAACCGGAATTCGCTGCATCGCGTTACCTCGGGATCACGGTAATAGTTGGGGTGGTCAGATACGTCAGCGTCAACGTATCCCCGGCATTCAGTTCAAACATCTGCCCACCGGAAAGAAGTCCGAGCGCCAGCGAAGTGGGGCCACGTCCATATGCCGCAGCGGTGACCGTTCCGCCCGTCACATACAGCGCAACACGAGCGGTCGCACGATAAACAAACGGGGATCCGGTAGGCGTTACGCTGTATGGCGCCTGAGCCGCACCACTGGTCTGCCCTGTTTGTGGGAAAACCATTTCGCTTAGCACATCGTTTGACGTCGCCATTTACACCCCTGCGAAAGTCATCTCTGTCATGCTGCCGCGCTGGCCTTGCGCAGCAACAAGAGTCATCAGTTGTTCCAGGGCGATCAGGATCGACTGCGCATCCACGGGCGTGATCTGGGGCGAAACCGTCTCGATCGCGAATACATCGTCCAGCGTCAATGACGGAGCGGGACCGCTGCCACTTCTGCCCGTGCGCTGGAACAGCGATAGCAGGAACGCCCACCAAACCTGCGTAATTCGCCCCGATGCGTCCAGAAACGGCACGCCGGGGTTGGGCATGTTCGCGTTTGTTGCGTCGCTCATGTGCGTGCCCTCGAAACATCAACCCATGCGCCGTTCAGCGCGGTCTTGACCGGTGCCGACCATGACAGCTCGAACACGCGGTCGCGCGCGTAACCGAGCCGCTGGAACTGGATCGACGTCAGGTATTCGCCGACCTTGCCAAGTGAGCCCTGAACCCAGTTGCCCCAACTTCGGCCGCGGTCGTCGCTCCAGCGCAGGCGAATTTCAGGCGCAGCCGAATCGTCCGGATATCCGTCGCCGACTTCCATGTCTGCGATGAACTGGCGGAACATCACGCGGTTGCCATCGGCGCCAAGGATGTGCGGGAAGCCGCGGACATACTCGATCGTCACGCCGTTATCGGTGAACGCGTTCAGGTCGAGTTGATAGACCTGCCCGGTTTCCCAGTCGCCGACCAGGCAACGCCCCTGATTGAACGAATAGCAGTTGGCGCGGTGCCGGCTGAACGATCCGTCTGCCTCGAGATACGCGCGCTGATGCCATTGCGACGTGACGACATCGAAGCACCACGTTGCATTCGCAGTCGGAAACGTCAGGAAATAGAATGCATGCCCGTTTTGCAGGTATGAGAAGCCGATCGCATCGTCGATGCGCTCATACGTGGCAATTTCCTGCTCGATGGCGTGCGTCGAGATGCGCTCGGCCGAATAGTTGCGGCCGGCAAACACAACGCCCTGCCCCTGCAGATCGCGCCCGAGCCAGAACAGCGCGAGATCGATCTTGGCGACCGAATGCTTTGCCGCGCAGCCGTGCTCGATGAATACGCCGGGCATGCGACCGAACGTGAAATCCGAGGCGCCTGTGTTGTACCAGACCTCGGTAGTCAGCGCGCCGAACAGCCAGATTTCCCGGTGCATCACCGCGAGCGTGACCAGCTTGTCCGGATAGGTCGATTTCGACGCGATGTCGAGCGGATCAAAGCCCGTGCTGTTCGACAGTCCGATGTAAAACTGCTGCGTGTCGGGCCGGTTGAAGATGAAGAACGTATCGACGAAATCGACCTTATCGGCACCGAGAAAAGACGGATCAGTGACCGCTGACAGCACATTCGTGGTCAGATTGACCGTGAAACCCGACACGCTGCCATCTACGATGAACATGTCGAGGCCGTTATCGACCATCGACACCGGGCCGGAATCCGTCGTCAGCGAGCCGAGCTGCGTGTATGTCTCGTCATCCGCGACCGCATAAATCGCATCGCCCACGACCTCATACCGGTTGCCATTGCTCGCCGTGTAGATGCCGCGGCTTTCGCCCGGAACAGGCGGCGTCGAGACAAGCGTCAGGCCCGGCGTCGGGTAATACGTGAACGGACACGGGGCATCCTGCGGGTTCTGCTCGCCGTACAGGTTCACGCTGCGCTGGGCGTTCGCAATGACGCTCTGCGCCTGATACGCGCCGCTTGTGAGTGGGACACGCATCAGTACGGCCTATCCGAGTAGATATTCCAGCGCTGCTTCGTGCCGAGCCCGCGCGGCATGCTCATCGTCTGCAGCTGCGAATTCATCCGCTTGACGACGCGCTTGGCGTTCATCGCCAATGCCTTCAGATCGCTGCTGATCGGCAGCGTATAGGACGGCGCCAGGTAGCACGCGAGGTTGTATCGGATCGCCGCGGTGTATTCCGGCGGAAGCGTCACCACAGTGGCAGCCGTGGCGAACTGCGGCAGAACGTCCATCGTCACGATGTGCAACTCGAACGAGCTGTTCGGCACCGGGTACATGAACAGCGTGCCAAGGGGGTATGACGGGTCGTAGAACGCGAAATCCGGGAACGACACGAGCGCCTTGAGCGCGATGCGCGAATAGTCCTCGCGCGCTTCGATCATGCGCACCGGATAGTCGATAGGCGTTGCGCTGCCAGCATTCAGGCGCGCGTATGCCGCATTGATCTTGATCGGACGCGGGATGTTGAAATTGCCACCGGGTCCAACGGTGTACGACTGCGCACCGGTCGACGTGATCCCCGTGTCGATCAGGTGAAACACGCTCAGCCGCTCGCCCTGCCACTGGCCCATCATCATGTTGAGCGTGGCGAGCGCGTCGGCCGTATCCTCAGCCGAGATAGCCTGACCGATGCCGAGCGCGCCGATGTCCTTCAGCGCGAGCGTGATCAGGTCAACGGCGGTCGTCACGCTGCCTCCAGCGCCGTGCGGATCTTGTCAGCCGACCAGCGCTTGTCGACCTTCACGCCCTTTTCTTCGGCGATCTGGATCAGCATCTTGCGATCGTCGGATTCTGGCTCGACAGGCGCCAGTGCGGCCTCTTCCTCTGCACTGTTCACGAGCACGCTGCCGACCCACTTCGGGTAGTGCTGGAATTCGGGCTTCTGATCGGCCGGCACCGGAACGACACGCTCCGGGCGAATCCATCCACCACCGAGCGCAGCAAGTTGCTCTTCGCTCTCGACAACACGCTGCTCGCCGTTTTCGTGCTTGACCCACATCGGGAATTCTTTGAACACGTTGCCTCCAGAAACAAAAACCCCCTCCGAAGAGGGGGCCGATTGTTGCAGCAGCATTTAGCGGACGATCCGGCAGGCGAGTTCGTTGTAGATCGGAGCCCATCCGTACAGGACGTCGATACGGCACGGGACCGTATCGGTGCCAATCGCGTACTGGCGGCTGATACGCATCGAGATGCCCTTGTGGTTACGACGTGCGCCCCACGCGCCGTACTGGCTGACGTCTTCCAGGTCGGCGGTCGCCAGCGTGAACGCGTTCTTGTGGTACGCGAGGTTGGCGGTGTACTGCGTCGATGCAACGATGTCCCACGTCACGACAGCCGCGTTCGCCGGGCCAGCCGATACCGTCTGGTACTGCTGGTTCGACGCCGCGGTGTTGATCGCCGGGAAGATCGACAGCGTTGCATTGCCCGAGCCGTCGGCGGTCGCCGCAGTCAGCACGGTGAACTGGCGAAGCTGGCCGGTCGACTGGCGGTTCTGCGGGTTCACCGCAAAGACGCCCGCGATCGTGAACGTGTCGCCCTTCGCAACCGTTGCGGCAGCGCCCAGACCCGTGACGAGCAGCGACGAGCCGGTCTGGCCTGCGCCCGATACCGTGCCGTTCGTGCGCGTGCCGGTCGTGAACGTGTTCACGTTCTGGTCCATGCCGATGTCGAAGCCCAGCGCCGGCACGAAGATGCCGCTTTCGTACTGGTCGCTGATCTTCTGGGGCGCGTTGAACAGGCCGGCTGCACCCTTGACCATCTTGCCGTTCGTCAGCGGGTCCCACACGACGGTGCGCTGGCCGTCGCGCGGCGTCGCTTCCAGATCGAGCTTGGCGCCCGCGTCGAGCAGCACCTGGATGTCGCTCGGCGTGGTGCCGACGGTGCCGACGTTGTTCGCGACAGTCGAAGCCAGCGCGAGGCCGTCGAAGTCGAGCTTGTTGGCGATCGTCGCCATGGCCGGCTTGATGTAGCGGTCGGCGAACTCATCGACGATCAACGTCAGTTCCTGCGACGAGAACGTGAAGTCCACGTGGAACTGCGTGGTCAGCGTGACCGGCACCGACGTTTCGTTGATGTTCTCGATGTTCAGGTTCGGGCCAGTCGTACCGACGAAGCGGTTCGGCTTGCGCGCGTTGACCGTGGCACCGATCTTGGCGCCCGATACCGCGAACTCTTTCGAGTACTCGCGATTCGCGCGGCCGGTGAACGCCAGGTTGTTTTCGAGGATCATCAACGATTCGTCGAGGATCTTGACCGGGGTAAGAAGGGTATTTGCCATTTACAACCTCATTTGCGGTTGCGCTTCTTCCACGCGATGTAGTCCGCCGTCGACGCGAATTCCTCGGGTTCGACAGGTGCGGATTTGCCACCCACAGGGGTGATCGGGGCAGGAGCGCTGGATACAGGGGGAGGCGTCGATTTGCCGACCGTCGCTTCAAGACGGGCCAGTTCGATCGCCATACGCAACGGAGGAAGGGACAGCAGACGTTCGGCGGCCTCCGGGTTCTGGCCGAGGTGATGCAACACCTTGTGGCCGGCATCCATCGCCGTGACGGCTTCCAGGAAGTCAGGCGATGCGCCGCCGAGCATCTGGAACGTCTTGAGCGACGAATCCCAATCCGGGAATTCCGTCTTGCCTGCATCGAACACCTTGTTGCAGGCCGCATCGAAATCGCGCTGCTTCAGAAGCTGCTCAGCGGCCTTCACGACATCGGTCTGCGCGGCCGGTTGCTGCGCCGGCTGTTGCTGACCCTGTGCGGGCTGCTGGTAGGTCCGTAGCTGCGCTTCGAGCGCTTCACGCTGCCGCTTTTCCTCGTGTTTCTCCCGCGTGAGCTGGTCGATGCGCCGTTGCACCCAGTCGTTCTTGGGCTTTTCGGTCGGCTCGACTGCTACCTCGGTTTGCTCGGCGCCCGGTTCCGTGCTGACTTCCGATGCGGGCTGTTGCGCCTGTTCCGTGGAGGCCGTAGGCGTTACGTTCTCGACTGCTGCGTTCTCTTCGGTTTGCATGGACATGTCCAAGGATTGAGCCCCGGATGCCGCCGGGTACGGACAAACAAAAAGGCCCGCTCCATTGCTGGAAACGGGCCTTCTGGAAAGCTGTGTTGCTGTTACTTACGACGCTCTTTTGCCAGATCGTCGTATGCCTTAGCCAACTCGAATGCGGTAAATGCGACAACTGTCGCCGACCATTCGAGCGCCTTAGGATTGGCAGCCAGAGAAACCATCAGCTCTCGCGCGATCTCTTCGACGCGCATGCTGCGCAGGCGATCTTCCGGCATAGCACCAATCGCATCAACGATCGCTTCACCGATGCCGAACATCAGCGCTGACCGCCGATGATGTACTGCTCGGTGGCCGGCACAATCGCGCCGCCGCTCGAATTCACGAACTGGATAGCCAGCGTGTTCGCCGCGGAGACACGCACGTTGCCGATCGACAGACCGACCTGGTGCGATGCCTTGTTGACGTCGATCGAGTCGCCAACCTGCAGGCCGGGCACGGTGAACGTCTGTTCGGCGGTCGTGTTTGCGCCCACCGATGCGGGTGCGAGCGTCTGGCGGATGATGAACAGCGTCGACACGGGCGTCGGGCTCGACGCGTCCTGAAGAATTCCGATGTAACCGGGCATTTAGGCCACCTGTGGAGGTTGAGCGGGCGTTAAAAAGCCCGCGCTCGGCGGGCTGGCTGGTTGCTGCTGTTGCTGGGTTGGATCCGGCCCACCTTCGGGCGCACCGGTCTGCATCATCTGCATCACGACCTGGGTCGCGACGTGCGCGACGACCTGAGGGTCAAGCGGTTGGCCGAGAGCCTGCAGGCGCTTCGTCTCGGCGTCGTACGCCTTGATGTTCGTGTCCTGCTGCTCGCGGCCAGTGCGTGCGTCCTGCAGCGCGGCGGACAGATGGTTGATCATCTGCTCCATCTGCTGCATCTTCTGCTCCATGTCCTGCTCTTGCGGGCTCGGACCTTCACCAAGGATCTGCGGCGGAATCGTCCTGTGCAGGCGTTCTGCGACTTCTTCAGCCATCGGGAAGTCCGCGGCCTTGAACAGCAGGTCGCCGGCCACCTTCATCAGTTCCTGATCCTGCGACATGATCTGCGTCAGCGCGTTGAATGCCTCCTGCCGGCGCGTCTCATAGTTCGGGCCGACTTCGACCGTCACGTCATAACGCCCGATGCCCGGATTGAAGATCAGCTGCACTTCATCTGCAATCGTCGGGTGAGGCTGCTTCTGCAACGGCTGCTCCTGGTCCGGATCGATCGTCGCGAACGTCTCTTCGCCGTCCTCGCCAATGATGCGAATCACGCGCTTCGTGTCGTAAATCTTCGGGATCAGGTCGATGAGCACACGGCCGGTATAGCGGATCGCGCGCGCAACATTGTCGATGAAGTGATACGTAGCCCGGTCACCCTGCCGTTGGCGCGCCTGAATCGCCACGCCGGCCTGTGCGTTCGACTGCTGGCCGAACTGCTCCTGGTATTGGCCAGAGGACATCATCAGCTCTTGCTGCGCCGTCGACATGCCCTGAATGTACGCAGAAGCGCCTACAGGAGGCTGCTCGCGCTGCGGACGCTCAATAGGCGATCCGTCTTCGCGCAGGCTGTTGTATGGAAGGACAGGGAGATTGTCCTTATTCGCGTTGGCCCACTCGTTCTCATACCCCTCGATCGCCTCGCGCGGCGCAATGTACGGCGTCTTCGTCTGCAGCGCGATGTACTCAACCTGCGCCGACGACATGTAGTTGTACATGCGCTGCGAATCTTTCAGGTTACGCGTGTGTCCCTTGCGCTCGATCTTGCCGTTGATGACTATTTCTTCGCCCACCACGCGCACGATCGGGATGTAGCGGCCCGCCCACGGCTTTTCGTCGATGATCTTGTCGCCGGCGATCAGATACCAGGTGATTTCCGGCATCGAAACGGTGCGCTTCTGCACGCTCTGGTCTTTCTCGAGCAGCATGCGCTCCTTCTCGTCTTCGACGTCCGACAGCATCATCGGGCCGTTGACCGGGTGATTGACCAGCGTGTCGGTCTTTTCCGACTTGCGGAAGTACTCGCACACGCGGATCTTGTCCTTGCTGATCCACGCATCGCCGGTCGCGCCATCGCCAAACACGACGCTCTGCGCCTTTTCGCCCGGGTAGGTCACCTCGAACTCGGTCTTCGACATTTCTTCGAACACGAACGCATACTTGGCGTCCGAGCCGTCGGCTGCCTGGATGTCGCAGTCCAGATACACGGTCAGCGGGTCTTTCACCCGGCGCAGAAGGATTTCCTGATCGAACGAGCCGTCATGCGCGTACTCGCACACCACGCGCCAGTAGCCAAGTCCGCCCTGCACCGCGAACTCAGTCGCCGTGTCGTAGACGATTTCGGCGTGCGAGTTGTACTCGATGTGCCGCACGATGCCGTCGAGGATCTTGGCAATCTCGATATCAGCCTCGCCGTCGACCGGCAGCGTCTTGACGCTCGGCTTGTTCTGCTTCGCGTCGTTGATGATCTGCAGGTTGTGCTGGCGCGTCTTGTTGATCGTCAGGCACGGCCGGTCATCGCCCTCGCGCGAGTTGCGGATCGTGTCTGGCCACTGCCAGTTGTTATCCGAATCGCCATTGGCAAAGCGCATGTCGGCGACGAACCGCTGGCGGAATTCGCTTTCCGCTTCCTCGCATCGCTCAAAACGTTCCTTCGCCTCATTGACGATCTTGTCTTCGCCCGATTCCTTGCGTTTGCGAGCCATTTAGCGCATCCATCCAGCAGAACCATGCACGACGCGGCGCACCACTGGTTTCTGCGGCTTCGGCGCCTTACCGGCACGTCGGGCACCCTCGCAGGCATAGCGCAGCGCGTCAATCACGTGGTTGTCCTTGTCTTCGAGAATGGGAAGGATCGCCCCAGTCAGCGGGTCTTCCTTGTACTTGTAGAGCGTCAGCTCGTCGATCAGATGCTTGCAGCGCGGGTGCACGATGATGTCGAACGACTTCAGGAACTCAACGCCTTCCTCAAGCGATTTCGCACCCTTGATGGCGGGGCGAATCTTCGGAAAGCCGTTCTTCTGCATGTGGCTAATCGTTTCGGGCCGGGCCGAATCTGCGGTGATCGGCCACTTCTCTGCATCGGGCACGCCCATGAACAGCTCGGGCAGGTTCACGATCTCGCATCCCACCATGTACGCCTCGTAATCGACGTACAGTCGGTTGCCTTCGATGTCGCAGCGGATCAGCACGCTGGGGTCGACAGAGAAGCCCCAGTCAGCGCCAAGGCGGTGCACAGTGCCCGCCGGCCGCTCGAACTCTTCGACGATCCAGTTGCGGAACACGCGCGCTTCGCTGTTCTGGCGGTACTTGCCCAGCCATACCCACGCGTATTTGTCAGGGTCGCGACGCTTGTCGAACTCCATTTCCTTGCGCAGCTCATCTGGCAGCCACGGGTTATCCATGTAGTTCGCTTCGACCACGATCGCATCAGGCGGCAACTCATCGCCACGCAGCAGCATGTCTATCGGGTCGGTAGGATCGTTAGGGTTCCAGTCAGCCCAGATCTGGGAACCAGGCTTGCGGATCGTCGGGCGCAGGATCGTGAGGCTCTTGTCCGTCGCGTTCTGTGCTTCCGTGAACCACGCTCGATCAAAGCCTTCCAGCGACTTGATCGACTCCGCCGTGTGGTTCTGCATCCCCTCGAAGATCGTCACGCCGCCAAGTCGCGACATGATCCGGCGATCCTGCACGTCGAAATAGCTGCCTGCGTTGAAGCGCTCGATCTTCGACTCAAGCAGCTTCTTGACGGAGAACTCAAGCGACTTGAGCGTTTCCCGCACGCAGACGAAATCGAGCTTCTCCGCGATGTTCTCTTCGAGCCACAATTCGCCGAAGAAGTGCGATTTGCCAGACCCGCGACCACCGTGTGCGCCCTTGTACCGGGCCGGACGCAGAAGCGGTTCATAGACCGCCGCGGTGTCAATCCTGAGAACGGACAATCACGCGCTCGATCTGCTTGAACTCGACCGGCTGACCATCCTTGCCAGTGAGCTCGACGCCTTGCAACGCCTTGCCGTATCCGCGGTCGAGCAATTCCTTCGCCGCAGCGATACTGGCCGTGTGGCTCTCAGACGTCGTCATGATCAATACGAGCTTTGCAATAGCTGCGGGACCGTGAGCCTGCGCCAACGCCTTGATGTCGGCGGTGACCTTGTTCGGTGTGCCCTTAGTGCGGCCACCCGTTTTCACGCCCTTAGCCATGATCTATCCGTTTCTAACTTAGATAGCTACAGCACAGCCTTGATATGCCCGAGGATCTGCTCGAACTCGTCGATCACGATGCGCTCGCCGGTCTTGAACTTGGCGTGCATCGCGGCGAGTTTGTGCTCGAGCAGCAGCAGGTGCGATTCGCGCGGGAGTTCAGCGCTTTCCCCAACTGCTGCAGCGCTGGCAGAGTCGGTTGCCGGCGGCTGCTCGACCGAGGCACCACCAGCAGCGTTTGGGCTATCAGGCGCCGAAGATGCGCTCGAGGTCGGCGTCGTCTGCTGGGCATCCGTAGCCGGCGACGGATTCGACGTACCGGTCGAAGAGTTCTCCTGCGGCTTTCCCACTTCACTCGCCGCTTGCTGCGCGTCCTGTGACTGGTTCAGTGCCGCTGCTGCCTGTTCGATTGCGTCGGTCATGATCTGCTCCATGGAGTTGAGGGTTTGCTTCAGCCCGCGTCGGATAGAGTTCCGGCGAGCCGGCGGAGATCCGACTTCCAGAACGTCTGAAGCTGCCGCGGTTAGCGCACTCACGGCTTGCGGAAGATATGCCAGCCCGGTTGTGATCTGCGTAGCCGTCCTACGCGTGACTGGCGGAAATGAAAAGCCCCGCTCGGACGTTTAATCCGGCGGGGCTTCAGTTTTCTTTGGGCGTGACTCTGCCCACTTCAGGCGCGAATCTTACACCACCGTTTTCGGGTTTACAACCCCTTTGATGATGAGTTTCGGCAGCATCAGGCGTTTCGCGTCCCTGTAATCCTGTCCCTGCGTGTCTGGATGGCGCCCGCTTTTCCACACCGAGTAGCCGACCTGCATGTTGCGCATGGCGATGTTGACGGCCATCCGGTGCTGCAAGCCGAGCGTCGAAATGATCGGGTCGATCAGTTCACCCTTATGCTTGCGCAACTGGTATTCGACCAGGTCATTCAGGTCATCGTAGTCCATCCACTGTCGGCTCACCCTGAAGTCACGGCACGTTGCGTCGGAATTGGCGTGCTCGTGCACCTCCTGGTATCCACTGCTCCAGCGATACCACTCGTAGAGCGCCTCGTCGACTTCATCGTAGGTCTGAATGTCCATCTGTACCCCGCCAGATGCTGAAGGATTTGATTTCCGACCCGCGCAATCGGCGGTCGCGTAGCACAATGAATTTCCCGGTGCGTTCGACGAAGCGATCAACAACGATTTCTCCCGTTCTAAGTACGACGCGCACACGGCAGCCGCGTGGGCAGCTCGTGTGCGGCGATTTCATACGAACCACTCTTTGATGCGCGTCCATATGCCAGGCGGGAAACGATGCTTGATCCACCGCATGCCGTCTTTGTTGCGACGCTGAGGCTCGTATACCTTGGCGTTCAGAACGTCGACTAACACGTCATTTATCTTGTCCATGCGTTCCCCGAAAGAGCTTTTGCAGTTCCGCATGCGTGAATCCCCAGCGGTTTTCAAGAATCGCCATACCCGTGATCCATCCGCGACAGCCGCGGCATTGCATCGCATCGACGTTCACATC